GCCGTGCGCACGGCGACCGCATTCGTGAAGATGATTTCCTGACCATCGCGGCGGGTGTGGCGCAAGAGTCCAATCAGGCCTCGCTCTTCGGCATTGAGGTGTAGATAGCCAAGTTGCTGGGCGGTCTGGAAAAACCCGTCGCAGGATTTCCGCCAGAGCGTCTCACGGAGCTCGATGCGGGCTTCTTCGGTGGTTGGGAAGGGGATGATGGTCGCGCACTGGCGTGCGGGGGTGCTTGCGGGCATGGTGGCCTCCTGTACAGCGGTATCAAGAATCCGCTTGCCCCGACGCCAATCGGGGTGGGCGGAACCGTGCGGGTTGGCGTACCGGGTACAGGATCCGGCGCAGCTTTCGCTGCCCCTCACGGTCCGCCCATTGAGGGTGGAACCATGTCGACGGACGAAAAAATAGCCGCTAGGTTGGCGGCTTGTCCGCCTGTACTTCGGGACGCCAATCCCGATTGCATGTCTATCTGCAACGTCGCTATTCTTCCGTGGAACGGTCGTTGCTGTCAAGCACGTTGTGACGTGCGCGGCGTGTTGCGGTAAATGGGATGACTTCATAGAATGAAACCTTGGTTCTAGTTTTGATGACATTTGAGGCCGCCTTCGGGCGGTCTTTTTTTTTGCCAGGGCAGAAGCCGGCCCCGCCGGCGCTTCATCCCTCCGAAGCGGCGTGTTGAATCGATCGTGCTGACATCGGAAGGTTGATGTTCGGGTTCGGTGTCCTTGACGGACAAATGGAGCGCACGGCCTCAAGATGCACGATCCACGAGTGCCCGCAGTCCGGGTTGTTGCATTGAATCTTCGCCTCGCGTATCAAGTCAGAAAGCGGCCTGCTGTAGCGGACTGTTGAACGATACCCACAGTGCGGGCAGGAGATTCTCCAAAGGCTCATGACGGGTTCCTTGAAAAAGTTGTTGATTCGCTTCATTGCGGGGCGGTTGGTCCGTCCTGCGGTTCTGGTGATCGATTCACGCTTAGTCGATATCGCGCAACCGCGCTCGTTTCCTTGACGCCTCGGTATTCTGCCGGCGCTCGAACTCATCGCGCACCGCTCTGGCCAGCGCATTTTCGTCCATGCCAGGCGCTGCGTTGATATGGAAAACGAAGGTGTCTCCACCGCTCGCCGAATACCGGCTGCCGGCATGTCCGGACATCGCGGGGCGAGTATCAATAGCGACGTCCCCGGCCGCTGCCGCGCCGCTGATCACCACCCCGGCGCCGATCGCGGCAAGGCGCTTGGAAAGCAGAGAAATCGCGCCGAGCGGGCCGTCTACGTTCGCGAGGATTCCCTTCTCGAATCCCTGAACGGTGTAGCCGCCAAGATCGGCGAAGACCTGCGACGGCGAGTGGATGCCGAGCTTGTCCTTGACCCAGTCGACGCTCTTGTCGCCGATGCCGGTGACGGTGGTCTTGAGCGCGTCCCAGCGGCTGGTGATGCCGCCGATCATGCCGTCGATCATGTTCCGGCCGGCTTCGATGGCGCGGTCCTTGAGGTTGCCGAAGTAGTTTCCGATCGAGTCGATCAATGCCCGGAACCGGGGACCCAAGGTATCCCAGTTCTGCCAGACGTAGAGGGCGCCGGCGGCGATGGCGGTGATCAACGCGAGGATCGGGTGCGCCAGCGCGAGGCGGCTGATCCAGAGCAGGGCCGTACCGATGCCGCCGATCCCTTTCATGATGAGGTTGAAACCGCCGGCGAGAAGTCCGGACATCGAGACGCCGCTGACGCCGAGCGCGGTGAAGGCGAACTTGGCCATGGCGAACGGGCCGAGCACGGCGGAGGCGGCGAGGGCGAGACCGCCGAGGGTGGTGAGGCCGATGGCCAGCCACTTGACGACGCTCATGAGGCCGGCGGCGAGCTGCGGGTTTTCCGCCGACCAGGCGCGCACGGCCTGGGCGATGGCCAGCGTGCGCTCGAGCGTTTCCACGAGGGCCGGGCGCATGCTCTCGCCAAGGTCCGTTGCCAGATTTCCGAGCGCGTTCTTGGCCATCTCCATCCGTGCATTGACCGAGGCGTTGACGGAATCGGATTCCCGTTGCATCGATCCTCTGGCCTTCTCGTCATTCACCAGCGCGAGTTGCTTGCGGTATTCGGCGAGGTTGGTCGCCAGCTTCGCGGCGTCGTCGCCGTATTCCTTGCCGAAGAGGCGGGTGGCAGCTTCGAGGCGCTTTTCTTCCGGCAGACGGTTGATGGCGTCCATGACCTTGAGAATGGTGGCCGTGGGGCTGGTCGAGGCGGCTTTCTGGAGTTCATTTAAATCCAGCTTAAGCATTGCCGCGCCTGCTCGGAAGCGCTTGCTCTGCATCGTGGCAATCGATAGCTCGCGGATCATGGCTTCGGACGCCGAGGCGGCGACTTCGGGCCTGGCGCCGAGACTCAGGAAGGTCGAACCGAGTGCAGCCGCTTCGCGGAAGTTCATTTTTGCCGTGGTCACCACGCCGGCAATGCGCTGCATGACATCGATGATGTCGCCGCCTTGCGACTGGGCGTTATCGTCGAGCCAGTTGATGGTGTCGCCGAGTTCCCGGATGTTAGCGATGGGGATTTTGTACAGATTGGCGATCTTGCCCATATCCTCGCCGATCTTGTCGGCGGGTAGGTCGAACGCGCTGGCCATGACGGCGGCCGTTTCGGCGAACTTCAGCAGATTGTCCTTGCCCTGGATGCCCATGCGCGCCGCGCCTTCGACGATACGGGCGATGTCGTTAGCGGACATCGGCAGGCGTTCGCTCATGGACTGGATGGCCTTGCCCATCTCGTAGTAGGTCTGGGTGTAGCGGCCGTTGGCATCGCGCGCGCCTTCGACCTGGCGGGCGACGCCAAGCATGGCGGTCTCGAATTCGGCGTAGGCCTTGGTCGAGGCCACGGCGGGCAGGCCGACGGCGATGCCGCCGGCGAGCATGCCGGCGCCGGCGGAACGCACCTGTCCGACGCGCTGCTGGGTCTTGGCGAGTTCGGCCTGCGCGGCTTTCAGGCGCTGCATGCGCCGGTTGGCGGTCTCCAGCGCGGCCGACTGGGCGTTGACGGCGGCGGTGGCCTGGTCCATGCGGCCCTTGAGGTCGCGCTGTGCGGCCGAGAGCTGTTTGGTGTCGATCCCCGCGACGCTGAGCTGGCTGCGCAGGCGCTGCTTGCTCTCGGCGAGGCGATTGACGTTGGCGGAGAGTTGCGCGGCTTCCTTCTTGGCTTCGGCGAAGGCGCGCTGCAGGGCGACGGTCGGGGCGTTGGTGGCGGCCATCTCGCCGGCGAGTCGGGCGACGGTGGCGCGCGCGTCCTCGAGGCGGCGCGTGTCGATGCCGAGCGCCTTGTTGGTGCTGCGGAAACTGTCGATGAGCTTTTGCTGGTCGCCCAAGCCCTTCATGGCGGCGCGGGCGTTCTTGAGCTCGCGGCTGGCGTTGCGGGCGCCGTCGGCAATGGCATTCACCGGGCGGACGAACTTGTCCACCGCGGTGAAGATGACCTTGAGTTCGAGGTTGTCGGCCATCGCCGCTTACTCCTCGGCCGATCCGGAGCGCAGCCGTGCCTGTTCGCGCCAGTCGGCGAGTTCGGCGAGGGTCATCGGGTCCATGACGGCGGGTGTCCAGTGGAAGATGGCGGCGATGTCGGCCATGGCGCTTTCTATGCGGTCGGGGAGTTCAACTCGGCTTCGGCCTGCTCCAGGATCCGCTTCGGCAGCAAAAAACCGGCGATCTCCCCTCCGAACGCGACGAGGTCTACGGGGTCGAGGCGCTGCGCTTCGGCGGGGGTGAGCGCCGGCAGGGTGACGCGCGGCAGGACGGCGATGATGTCATCCGTCTGGAAGTTGAGCAGGCCGCGCAGGCTGGCGCCGCGCAGCGCGCCGGAATTGGGTTTGATGACCTCGATGACCATGAGCGTCGTCTCGCCGCGCTGGAGCGGCGTTTCGAGCGTGATCTTGTGCTGGGTGTCCATCGGTTTCCTTTCAGGGGTAGGTACAGGGTCGCCGGGCTACCGGCAGACGACCCTGCAGGGGATTGCCCTGCCGTGGGGCGCGGCGCTGGGCAGGCGCCTCGGGGGGTGGAGCGTTACGCGAGGCCGATGGCCTTGCGCTGGGCTTCGAGCATGT